TTTTTTTTTTTTTTTTTTTTAATATACAGTAAACTGTTATTTATAACAGTAAATAATAAATTAATAACAAATAATATTTAATATTTAACTATTGATAATATTCTACCACTAAATATATTTAATACAGATACATTTCCGTGTTTTTTAACATCCTGATTTAATTTACTTTTATCAATTATGAATTCTATTTGTGAACCATCTAATGATGTTTTGTTATCACCTATTGTATGTATGTCAGCTTTTTGATCTGCTTTAATTACATTAAAACTTTTATTTGTATCAAGTGTAATTTTAAATTTATCTCCTACTTTTCCATATGCTGAGCCGAGAGCTACACAATAATAATTATCTATTTTCAATAACCCATTTTCATCTACTTTTGCTTTTCTTGTAAGTTCATATTGTAGTGAACTCCTATCTGTTATTGCTGTATATGGCATCCAACTTTTAAAATCTGATATATTTAAATTTATTTTACTTGTCACTTTATTATCAATAACACCTGTTTGTTTTTCATATAATTTTACTTTTTTATTTAACTCATTTACTTCATTTTCTTTTTCATTTTTATATTGAGAAAATTCTATGTTTTTATTGTTTATTTCATTGTTTTTTCTTTTTAATTTATCATTTAAATTTTCTATCATTATCTCTTGTTCTACTATTTTTTCATCTAATTTTTTTATTTTTTTATCATATATGTTACAAAATAATCCTGTTAAAAACATTAAAATTATCAATAATATTGTTAACATATATATATATCTTTTTGTCTTTTTTAGTTTTTCTTCTTTCTTTTTTAATATTTTTCTCATTTCTACATTATAACTACTTTTAAAATTGCTTAAATTACTCATATATTCCTCCTATTTTTCTAACTTTAAATTACGTAAGCTTTTTGGTAAAAAACCATATTTACTTATGCAAATTGCGTCAGCTATATCATCATCTCCTTTCGTATCTATACCTAAATTATTTTTAACATATTCCAAAGTTTCTATTTTGTTATCTGTGATTGTTTTGTATTTTCCTTTATTTTTTCCTTTTGTTATAAGTACTTGTTTCTTTTTTCCTTTTGAACTACCTACTATTTTACTTTTCCAACTTCTTGTGTCCACAGAATAAACATTAATATTATATTCGTGTGCTAAATCAATAATATTGATAATTAGACCTGCTGTTGATTTGATATAATCAACGTTTAAAAATCCTTGGCTTCTTAGTCTTATTCTTTCAACTATAATGATTATTTTATTAGGATCAGATTTTACTTCTGATAAACTTTCTTCTATTAATTGTCTAATATTATTGATAATATATTTTCTTTTATCTGAGTTTATCTCAGAGGCTTGTGGTGATATATTGCCATATTTTATTATCTTATTATTTTTGCAAATTGACCAACCTGTATTTTTGTATGATTGATCTATACCTATACATATTTTACTTATCTTATTTCACCCCATTTTATTTATTGAAAATAATCTAAAATTTTTCTAACTTCTTTAGCATGTTCTTTGCATAAATACCATTTCTTTATTTGTTTCTTTGGTCTACCACAACCTTTTTCTGTTCTGTTTGGTACTCTTTTTGTAAACTCTATCTCTATATTTGCAAGTTTATTGCAACAATCACATTGATCAAATATAGTACTATCTCTTACTATTTTATCATTTGCTCTTCTAACTGTAATTGTTTCATATTTAGGAGTCACTCTTGTCATTGATCTATCCTTTTACATTTCTTCAAATTAAAACATGCACTTTTCATTGAACATTCACAAGCTCTTTTTGCTTTTGCATTTTTACAAATTCTTTGAGGTAAATCTCCTGAATCTAAAAACTCTTCCTTTGCTTCTTGTACATCAATTAATCTTGAAATATATGGAAGAACTTCATGATAATTAAACTTTACTCTATATGTCATAAATTCTTGACTATTCTTATCTTCTATTAATATGATACCATTTTCAATACCTGTTAAAAACATGTAAAGTTGTATTTGTTTTCTTGCACTCGGGTGTGGATTAATTGATTTTATTGCTGACTGATATGCATAAGTATTCATTGACTTATACTCCATTATATATGTTATACCATCAATTTCTACTATGCTATCAGGTGTATAGTAAATTTCATATTTTTCATTAAAACTTCTTGCTTCATTTTTTATTAACTTAACACTATTTCCTTTTTCACCTGATAATTTTTCAATCATATTTTGCCATTTTTCATGTATTGATGTTCCTGCTGCAAATATTTGTAAAGCTTTTACAGGCAATTCTTCCCCTTGATCCATTTCAAATAATAAAGAAAGCACCTGCTCTCTTAAACAAAAATGGTTGTCTGAATCAATAATTGCTGATGCATGTAAGCCTTGTCTTTTTTCATCAAGATGTCTTGCATTTCTCATCAATACAAATAATTTTGAAAACTTTTGCTTTATTATCATATCATTAATACTTTTATCATTTAAACTTCCATTTTTTGCTTTTCTTAAATTGTCATTAAAACTCATTTACTTTCACCTTTTACCTTTTTTATATTTTTTAAACATATAATCATATAAAACTACATTATCATTATTTCTTTTTAATTTAATTTCTTTCTTTTCATTATGTATATCTATAATATATTTATTATATTTTATACAATCCATATGACAATGTAAATATCTTGCTTTGCAGTTTTTACATGGAGACTTATTTTTATAGTTCTCAGGTTTATTGAAAATATTCAACATTATCCTTCTTTCTTTTCTTTTTGCTTCCTTCTATTCTCAGCCATTATCTCTTTTCTTATTGTCAACACATCATCATAACTTACATATCCTCTATCAAAAATCATTGGTATTTCACATTCACCAAATGGATTACAAATTTTTGATTTTTGTACTTTACATTTTGTAATAATACCTATTTTTTGATTATCCGAACTATTTCTTGGGTCTTTATTTGGGACTTCTATCCAAGCTCTTCTACCTACTTGAACTCTAACACTACAATAAAATTTTAATGCCTTTCCACCAGGTGTATCAGTTTTTTCACCAAACATTAATGCATTCATTTTATCTCTTATTTGATTAATAAACACTATTGTTGTATTTGACTTTTCTACTTCTCTTTCAAGCACAGGTAATGCTTTATTTAAGAGCCTTGCTACTCCACCAATTCTATGTTCATTTTCAAGACTTTTATCTACTTTATCATAATCTTCTTTTGGCATTAAAGCTGGCACAGAGTCTACAACTATTAATGGGATTCCTACTTTTGTAAATTCCATTACTCTATCAAGAGCATCTTCACCATATCTCGGTCTATAGACTAATAATTGTTTCGGTTTATTACCAAATACTTTTGCTCTACTTGCATCAAATGTACCTTCAGCTGCAACATATAAAGCCATATCACATAAACTACAAAGGTGTAAACCTAAACTTGTTTTACCACTTGATTCCGGGCCATAAATTTCCATAATTCTTCCTTTTGGAATTCCACCACCAAGTATATAATCTAAGTCTTCTATATTTGTGCTAATTCTTGGTATATTCATATTTGCTTTTTTTGACCCTAAACTATAGATTGATCCTTCACCATTTTTATCTTCTATTTTTTTACATAATTTCATTATTTCAAGTCTTTTTTTATCTTCCATTTACTAATCCTTTCACTAAATTACTAAATTGTTACTATATAATTATAACACATTTTTATTAAAATGTATATATAAAAAAAATAAGCCTCTGAATGAACTTTCTATCTTTTATTAGGTTTTTATAGACAATGTCTACTTAAAGCTAATACAGGTTCACTCAGAAGCTTCTGCTTATATTATTAAACTCTACCCTCTACCATATAGAGCACTATTATATTTTTGACATCTACCAAAATATATTTTTTTATCAAACTCTAATGCTCCACTTTCTTTTAATGCTTCTAAAACTCTTTTGTTTACAACTCTTCTATATGGTTCCATTCTGTCGTAAAAATCATCATAGTCTTTAAATTTACCATTTTTGTTTCTTTCTTCTTCTATATATTGAGCAGCTTTTAAACCGACATTTTTTATTGTAGAAGTTCCTTCTCTTATGCAAACATCTCCATCTATTTTTGTTATCTTATGGTATGCTGCTCCATTTACATGAGGAAGTAAAATAACACAACCGTCTTTTACAGCTTTTGAACTTAATCTTGGTACATCTTTTTCATTTGCATACTTTAATGTAACATACCAAAATTGTGTATTATAATAAACTTTGTAAAACATTTGTTCTATTGAAATTAATGCATATCCGACAGCATGACCTTTATTAAATGAATATACTAAAAGTTTATTAAAAATTTCCCTTGCTTCTTTTTCTTTTATTCCTTTTTTGCTTGCACCTTCAACAAATTTATTTGTGAGTTTTTCTTCCTCTTGCATTTTTATTTCAAGTGCTTTTTCTGTCATTCCTGAACCTGACTTTAAAAATTTCATTACCTTATCAGCTTCAGCCCATGTCATTCCACCAAGCTCAGTACATACTTTCATAATCTGCTCTTGATAAACGAATGTACCATAAGTATCATCTGCATATTGAAAAAATATATTATCTTTATGATTTTTTTCTTTTATACCATTTCTTACATTTTTCTTTTCATTTGCATATTCTTCCACCATGCCTAATGATAATGGACCTGGTCTATTTAATGCACTTGCAGCAATTACATCTTGATAGCAATCACATTCAATTTCTTTTAGTATATTTTTTGCACCTTTTGCTTCAAATTGAAAAATACCATCTGTATTTGCTTTTCCGAATTCTTCATATATTTTTTCATCATTTAATAAATCATAATTAAAATAATGATCACTATCAGTTATATCTCTTAATTCTTTCATAATGCTCATTGTTCTAAGACCAAGCATATCAAATTTAATTACATTAATATTTTCAATATCAACAAGATCATATGTAGTTGTGTACATATCTTTTGCTCTTCTTACTATTGAGGTATAATTTAATATGTTTGATCCTGAAATTGCAACACCAGCTGCATGAGTGCCAAAGAATCTTACTTTCTTATATAACTTACTAAAATGTTTTACAATATCATCATATTTGTTATTATAATATTTTATTTCTTCATCATATTGAGCTTCATCATAATTAAATGAAGATGTTTCTTCATCTATATATTCTTTCACTTTATTCTTTATTGCTTTTTGAATTGATATAGTTGTTTTATCTTTTTCACTTTTTTCAGGATCATCTTTATCAGCAAGTTTTAATCCGCAAATTTTGAATAAATCATTTAACAAATTATCTACTTTATATAATCCATATGAACATATTCTTGCTGCTTTACTTTCATACTTATTTACAAGATATTCAATGACCTCTCCTCTTCTGCTTGTTTCAAAGTCCATATCGATATCTGGAAACTTTTTCTTATCTTTTCTCAAGAATCTTCTAAAGTCTAAATCAAAAATTATACTATCTACATCTGTAATACCAAGAGCATAAGCAACTAAACTATTGCAAACCGACCCTCTTCCAGGTCCAACCTCAATACCAGAATCTCTTGCATATTGTACATAGTCTTGAACCATTAAAAAATAATCTTCAAAACCATGATACTTTATTACTCCAAATTCTTCTTTACATCTATCGAGATATTGTTTATTATACTTTCCTCTTTTCTTTAGACCTTTAATTATATTTAATTTTAATAATTTTGTACTATTTATATTTTCATTAAAAACTGGTAAAGCTAATGGTAATTTTTCAAGAATTTCATCATCTACTTTTGAAGATATTTCATCTAAATTTTTTATGCATGTCTTTGCAAATTTCTTTGCTTCTATTTCATCTACAAATAATTCACTATCATCACCATGCATTTTTACAAATCTTTTTATCAATTCTTTTTTTGTTGGCATATATCTTTCTTCATATTGAGCACCAAAATCTTTATGACCTGCAATATCATGCATTTTTAAATATGTATCAAAATCATCTTTATTTATATAATGCGAATCTGATGTCAATATACATTTTATTTTTAATTTTTTTGCCAACTGCATTAATTTAATATTTACAGCTTCCTGTAACCCTTTTTCTGTCAACTTATAAGGTTGAATCTCTATATAATAGTCATCACCAAAAACATCTTTAAATCTTTTTGCAACATTATATGCTACATCATCTTTTCCTTTTGAAATTAAAGTTGAAATAGCTCCACCTATACAAGCTGATGTACAAATCAATCCTTCATGATTTTTTTCAAGCATATCAAAATCAATTATTGCTTTGTAATAAAAATTATCAAAATTTGCTTTTGTTACCAATTCATTAAGAACTCTATACCCTTTTAAATTTTTTATATATAAACATAAATGATATGATGTTCTTGTTTGTTTAAACTTTGGCATAAAATAAACTTCACAACCCATTATTGGCTTTACACCATTTTCTTTACATGAAAAATAATGAGTAACTAAACCTGACATATTGCCATGGTCTGATATGCCAAGAGCATCATATCCTATTTCTTTTGCATATTTAGCAACTTCACTTGTTTTACCAAATCCATCAAATGTACTAAATTCTGTATGTCTATGCAAATCAAGCATTTTCTTTCCACCTCTTTGTAAATTTTTTAGACCATTCAGGTGTTTTTATATTCCAAATTATAGAGTCATATTTTTTTCTTCTATACATTATCTCTTTCATTATCAAAATAAGATACTCAAGTTCTTGCTTATCATATAACATCTTACATATATTTTCTAATTCATTTTCACTTGTATCATTATCCAAATCATCAAATACAATTGGCAACAAATATTTACATGCTTGATACTTAAATGATGAATAATCTAAATCATTATTTGTTTCAATTGGCTCACAAGTGTTTGACATTTCTTTAAGCATATTGTAATGATTTGAATATACATGCATACTTGTGGGATTATGCTCATACCATCCTAATTTAAGATTTAAAGTATTTGCTATAACTTGTTGTAAATTTGTAAACATAAATATATCATACGGTAATCCCCAGATTATATCATTACTTCTCATTGTTGTTATTGCATTCAACTTTTCATTTCTTACTATAAATTGAATGCTTAATGTACATGGTACATCTTTTGTATCTATATAAAAATCATTATTATATATTGATAATACAGCTTGTCTTGAATCTTTATCATTTTTAAGTTTGTTTATAATTTTTTTTATCATTGGAGCTATTCTTTTACCGTATGCTCCGTATAAAGACTTACCATTGTCAGAATAATTTATAATATTATTATTAAATTTACTAAAATATTTTACTTCTTTTGTTTCATTAAATAGCATTAAACTTTCTACCAAAGCATAAATTAGATTAAATTTTCTACTTTCATTGTATGCAAGATTATTTTTAGGATTTAATAATCTAATTTTTGGAGCTAATATCTCTTTTGTTTCAATACCTTTTGGATATACTTTTTCACCATTTATTAATAATTCTCTACCCAATGTCTTATATATTTCAGCAACACTATTTACTTCAATATACATACTTTTCCTCCTTATTTTAATATTTTTTCTATTTCTTTTATTATTTCTTCACCTTTATAATTTTCGTCATAATTTAATTGATTTTTTATACTTTTTAAACATTTTTCAAAATCTTCTTCATATTCAATATTTTTTACATTTTTAATCAATTCTATACCATAATCTTTATGAAAAAATGGTACAACATCATTATTTAAAGCTTCTATATATTTTGATGTTACCCACCCTTCATTTGATGGCATACATAAAGTATATTTTGCTCTTCTAAAAACTTTTATAAATTCATCATAATCTAAAACACCTTTATATTGTTTACCTAATTTTTTAACATTTTCCTCTTTTAACCTACCATATACCTGTACTTTATTTTCACCAAAAAAACTTGTTGCTATTTTTACATAATTTATGATATACTTTTCCCTATCATATATAACACTACTGGATGTAGATATGACCACTGAAAGATCTTTATCTATTTTTGGTGGTTTTATATTACTCATTATCATTAATCTCTCTAAAGGAAGATAATGTGTTCTAAATAATTTTGCATTTTCAAAAGATTGTAGGTATACAACATAACTATTTGATAAAGCATATATTTTTTCAGGACATTTATTAAGTTGTACATTTTGCATTAAACATCTTGGATCTGTACTAAACATATACCATTTTGTTTTATTTTTCTTAGTTAAATATTTGCATAATCTATCATCTTTATTATAAACACCTGCAAATATCAAACCACAATCAAACTCATTACCATTTAATGCTTCTATTGTGTCAACATACGTTACATTACTATATTTTTTAATTCCACTATCACAATCACCTAACATATAAAACTCTACATCACTAAAATTTTTGAATAACAAATCAAAAAACAAATATGCATCTAACCCACCATTCATATTGTTTCTTTTTGCCTCTTTACTATCTCTATCAAAAATTAATTTTTGACCTGCTTTTCCAACAAATACTTTTTTATGCATTTGCTTCAATCCTTTCTCTAAGCTCATTTGAGCTAAGCCCATGTTTTCTCTTATTGTAAATAATATCAATACCAAGATCAATACATTCTTTTTTGCCGGTGAAATCTTTTCCTTTGTAATCTTCCCCTACAAATCTCATGTTTATTGGTAATGTTTTTAAAGCTAACAATAAGTCATCTTCTCCATCAAGAGGTATTACTTCATCGACTGACCTATGTGATACTACTTGACAATATCTTTCAAAAGAAGATTGAATTGGCTTATTCTTAAATGGCCTATCTTTTGTTGGATCTATAATTATTCCTACATATAAGTAGTCACAATACATTTTACATTCATCTAACATTACAACATGTCCTGCATGTAGTAGATCGCCTACAACAGATGTAAATCCTACTTTTTTATTTTCCAAGGAGCTCTTTAATTTGTTTTCCATTATATTCCTCCAGAATTGCAATCAATTTATTTACATTTTGTAATTGATCTTTATTATATCTTATAAGTCTTACAATATAATGATATGTTAAAGCTACCATTGCAAAAGCTACTTTTTTACCATACCTAACTTTTACATCTTTATAATATCTTTTTATATAAGACTTACTAATCTTCTTTTCTGATATGCCAAAAATATTTTCGTAACCTAAAAATGACATATACATTTTTGCTAAGTCCATTATATAAGTACTACAAAATATATTAAATTCTGAGTCAAGATATACAAGCCCATCTTTTGAATATAATATGTTGCTCATTATCATGTCACCATGTGACATTGACTTATTTTCGTATAATGTACCTGAAACTGATCTTATTAATCTTTTTGCTTTATCAACAAGCTTAACATCATTTAATTCATAGTATTCTTCTTTATCATTATTTACATTCAAATCTAACTTATGAAATAAATCTTCAATGTCAATTCCAATTGCAAAATTATCTTTATTTTTTAACTTATTTATATCCTTAAAAAATAACTTTGAAAACAAATCATAATTACCATTGGCTACCAAATCAATTAGCGGTTTACCGTCAACATACTCTAAATACATTTTATCATATAAGCTTGATATTATCTTTTGTGATTTTATATCTTTTGGCTTAAATTTTTCAAAATTTTTCATACTTGCTCTTTTATGAAAATCTGCAAACTTTAAAACATATTCACCAAACCTATATACTTTTTTACCACTTTTACCTGTGTTAAATTCTTCAAGTTCTGATTCTTTAAACCCTTTCACATTCATACATCTATCATCAATGTAAAAATCTGCTATTGGTTTGCCAAAAACTAATTCACTATATTTAACATTATTTTCTTTAAGCCATTCTTTTAATATGCTTTCATTTTTTTCAATAGCTTTTTCTATATCACCATCACAAGATACCATACCTCTTGAAGTATATAATACTATTTTATTTCCCGAATCATATAATTTATTTATTTTCTCAATGACTTCTGCATCTGGAACCGAATTCTTATATTCTCTATTATTTGTATGGCATATAGTGTCATCTACATCAAATACAAATGTAAGATTTTCATTTTTATTCTTCATTTAACTCTTCCTTTTCTATAACCTTTAAAATGTAATCTAAATTTTCTTCTATTGTTTTATTTGTTGATACAATTACATATCTTAAACCGCTTTTTTGAATATAGTCTAAAAATTTAAATTGTATTCCTTCAAGACCATACTCTTTTTGAACATTTGGTAATTCTTCTTTTGAGTTATTTAGTCTACCTTCTATGTTTTCTATGCTTGAATATGTAAAAATAATCAAAGGATTCATTTCTTTTATTTTTTCAAGATATTTAAAATACATCTTTTCATTTTTTCTTTTGTATATGTCATTATATACAATTGATGAAATAATTCCTCTGTCTAAAACCCAATGCTTATAATCAGTGGCTTCATTTAATCTTTTTATTAAAGTGCTTTTACCTGTCTTGTCAGCACCTTCAAAAATAATAAACATATTTACCCCTCATTCTTTACCCTTTCAAAATTTTCATCTATCTTTTCTTCTATGCTTTTATATATTTCTTCATATGTCATGCCTGAACTCATTGCTACATTCATAAGAACTATAAAGCAATCTGCAATTTCATTTCTCTTCTCTTTAAAGTCAAACTTTTTATTTCTATAATTTTTCCACCTCTTGTCAGACTCAAGAACTTCACCAAGTTCAGACAATAATTGAAGCATATGATATTTAAAAAGATATATATTATCTTCTGGAAGTACTACATTTTCAATATCATATTTTTCATTTCTTAATAAATTGTTTTGAAATTCAATTTGTTTTTTATAAAGGCTTTTCACTATTCATCATCCTCATCATAGTCTTCTTCATATTCATTTTCCATTTCTTCAATGTACTCATTATAATATGACATAAATTTTTTCTTTGTTATTTTACCAAAATCTTCAAAACTATCTACTTCATGATATTCAAAAAAGTCATCTTCATCAACATCATTTTCATCTAAAAACTCTTCCATATCTTCTATTGTCATATAATTTTTCTTTGTCTTACTTTTCTTCTTTTTATCATCAACACCTGGCATATCTTCATCAAGTTCCTTAAATTTTTTCTTTCTACTTTTCTTTACTTCTTCTTCATCAAAGTCTTCTTCATCAATATCATCAAAATCTTGATCTTTAGCATATTCATCAGGTAATGCAAAAGCTTTATCCAAAATCTTAAGAACTGCAGACTTTGTATATGGCTTTGCTTTTGTATTCCTAAACTTCTCCTTATCCATAGGTATTACTGAATAAGTTGTATTTTGTTGCTTACCTGATTTTGACAAAACATAATCTCTATCCATAATTGTTCCATAATTTTCATACATTGATAAAAGATTTGAGACAGGAGTGCAATTGTTTACTGCAAATAGCATTATTTCAACCCTCTTTGTATCAAAATTATATATTGACCAAGCATATAATATTCTTGTTCTTAAACTTTCTTCTCCACATAATGGACAAGTTTTTCCAAGCTCCTCTTGGCATATTGTATTTACACCTTTTTCAAATGAATCATGAAAAGTAAATTGATAGCCTTCACTAAATTCTTGCAAAAATCTTACTCTCACCTTACTATCATTTCTTACATAAAGTATCTTTTCTTTATTGCTTCCAGACTTAGCTACGCTTGTTTTAATAGAGTCGATAATGCCCATTACAATACCTCCTGTAATTCATTAAAATTATTTTTTATTTTATACATTTCTTTACTTGTCATATCACCCATATCTTTTATATTCTTTGGATATGGGAATCTTACAACATCAAAGTATCTTTTTAAATGCCTTGTCCCTTTTATGCCACACTCATCATTATCAAGTGCTGATATTATTTTTTTAACACCTTGAGATTTTAACTTAACAATTTGTCTATCTGTAATTTTCCAACCAAGTATTGCAGCAACTTTTTTTATTCCTAATTGCTTAGCTTTCATCATATCAAAATATCCTTCAACAAGCATTACAACTTCTGAATCCTTATAATTTCCAGCCAATGTTGTTCTTCTCCTAAAACCTTTATTATAAAGATATTTTCTTTGCTTTGCTACAACAGGATCAAAAGTTCTACATACCCATCCTTTAAACTTTCCATTATCTAAAATTGGGAAAATTATTTGATACACATCTTTATATGTATTTTTTGCACCAAATGAATTTAAAGTACTTTTCCTATATCCTCTATATATCATATAATCAAGTGCTTCATTATCTTCATTTGTCCAGTCTACTTTTTTTAGTCCGCCATAATAATCTTTTGCTTCCAATAAGCATTGCCTATAATAAGCAAGATCTTTCTTTTGAACTCCTTTCCTAATTATTGCACCATTTTCTTCTTTTTTTAATTCATCTCTTACTAACTTATTATATGACATCAACATTTTTAATTCATTTGTTTCACCTTTTAACATTTGCATTTTTTTATAAAATTTAAATGCATCTCCACCTTCCTGGCAACCGAAGCAAAACCAAAAATCTTTTTCAATGTCAATTTTTAAACTTGGATTTACATCACCATGAAAAGGACAAATTATTTTTTCATCATATTGAATGCCATAATAATCTAATACTTTTAAAAGTTTGCTCATACTATTCTTCCATTTGCTTCACTTTTAAATACTCGTTTTCTTTTATGTTATAACAATCATTAATTTTTACTAAATCTATCCCACCTATTTCATACAAATTTTGTAATTTTTTTGTATTTACTTTTTCTTTTATATCAAGGCAACTTATAATGTCTTTTAATTTAACACCTTTTAATTTCATTATTTTTACAAATCTATCAAAATCAATTATTTCCACTTCCTTTTCCAATATTTCACTTTTTTGATCTTTTGTTATTTTTTTCTTTATTTTCTCAACATTATATTCAACTCTACCTGACCTAATTTTATTTATTTTAAATCTTTTATCATTTCCATACATTGCATCATATGAACTTATATCATTTTTATTCATAAAATCAATTATTTCTTCTTTTACATCTTTTAATTCATTTTCACATGCATTTAATTCATCTTGTAAGTCCAATAGTCTTTTTGTTTTCTTATTTAATATTAATTCACTCTTTTTATCTATCTCCTTCATTTTCTTCAATTCCCCATTCATCTAATTCTTCATTCTCTAACTTCTCTTCATTTACTCTACCTTCATCCTCTTCTACAATATCAATTCCTTTAAATGCACTCATTACAAACTTTGGCCAAAATCCTTTATTATTTACCCATTGAACTAATACTTTATCAACAAAATGCTTTTGTCCATTTTTTGTCTGCACTTCTATTCTGGTTGCCCCAATTCTTGTTACTTTACCGGAATACATCTTAGCATCATTCTCATACATTCTAAATGCAATAAGATCTCCTACTTTAAGATTTTCAATAAATTCATTGTGCTTTTTCATTTTTACTCTTATTCTTCTCCTCTCTATTCTTCCTTATTTTGCTTAGATATTTCTTTGCATTGGTTTTTAATATAAGTAAATAAAAAGTCCCATAGAAGCTTTATTAGAGCTTACATGGGACATAGTTATTACATACTTATATTACATATTTTGACTATTTCCTTCTAAGCTCAAAACTAAAACTTTAAATTATAAATTAATTATAACACATAAGTTAAAATTTGTAAACTACTTTTTAAAAATTATTTTTTCATCATCTAATCTTAAATCTAAAGCAAAATTCACATATTTATAAACCTTCATCCACTCTTCTTTTGATATGCCTCCACAATCATATTTTTCTTGCAAATTATAATAACACTGCTTTAAATACCTTTCATTATGCCAACCTTCAAATAACACCATTGTTAGATTACTATTATTAAACTTATCAATTCCACTAATAAGATTGTCAATAAAATTACTTATAGAATTTTCTCCTACTTTGTACCCTCTATTTTTCATTTCATTTACTACTAACATTGTATAGTGATTAAAATTATTATAATGATACTCTAATACTTTATTTACAAGCAAATGATTTGGTGTACCTTTGTTTGCTATATTCTTAGCTATACAACAACACTCACGCCACTGTGAAACAAGCTGTTTCATTGGTAAAACTTTAATTAAATCTACATGCCATAATCTCATTACTAACCTCTTTTCTCCTAATTTTCAACTAATACTTATCATCTATTCCTTATATTTATATTCTAACATAATATAATGTGTTTGTAAATAAAAACTTAAAAAATAAAGCAGAGAAATTAAATCCCTGCTTTAAAATAAATCATTTTCACATTAATCTTTATAGCTAAACTCTTCACATTCTTTTTCTTTATATTTTGTATGAAGCATATTGTCTATATATCTAATATGATGCCAGCTCCAGTCACTATTTTCAAAATCTTGAATATACCTCTTACATTTTATGATTTCTCTTGTCACAGGCTCCAATTCTTTTCTTAACATATGTGATTCATGTAAAAACTCATTCATTGTAAGAATATTTGCTATTTCAGCAATTGTGGCATACTTTTCAGTTTCATGCTCCAAATATGACTCAAGCATTTCCTTTACTGTATTTGACATTTTTGGCTTTTCAAGCTTATCCCAGTCAGGCATAACTTTTTCACCAAACATATCAATACAATAATGCTCTAACTTCATTTTTGATTCATTATCTTTTCTTGAAAAATATCTATGTAATCTTTTAAACCCTTGTAAGCCTAACTTATGTGAATCTAAGCTTGCATTCTCATGAAAATCACATCCAATGGCAAAAGCATTAATTGCTCTCATTAATTGCTCATGTGGTAACTTTTCATTTGCACCTATTCTTCTTTCATCCATCTTTTCCTCCCATTCATTTTCATCATCTTCTTTATGATGTTCATAATGGTCTTTCTTTTCCTTTTCATCATCCTCTTTTACAACAGTTGGTCTTAAAGGAGAATTATTTTTTGCCTCATTTTGCTTTGTAAGATTATAGTATCTCATTCCCATTTAATCCACCTCATACTTACTTAATATTTTATCAATCTTTTGTTCAATGCTTTTTAATCTTGCTTCATTTTTCTCCTGCTCTTCAATATGACCTTCATTTAAGCTCATATTAAAAAGACTTGTGGTAATAGAGAATAAAGCAAGCATATCAAATACTTCTAAGCTATTCTTCATCATGCTAATTTGACAACCACAATATTTGCATTAGTCAAATTTGCCTGAACTCCATTATTTATGACAGTCAAATCAACATCATTTTTTACACAATTGCAAGAATTTAACACCTGCACAATTGTTGCAAACTTTAAATTTACAATTGCTGTATTTACTGTCACTGTAGCTGTTGCTTCCGCTGATGGCACCAGAACTCCATTATTTGTAAGTTGCATTGTAAGTGTACCACCAGCTGTGTCTACTGATGAAGCATCTGCATTAAACTCAACAAGATATATTCCTGGCTTATTTAATGACACAGTACCTCCACCAGCTGCATGGGAAATTGAACAACCTGTAAATGGTGAATTATTATTAAACACAACAACACTTTGTGCATTCACTGTCTGTGATGCTCTTGTAAAAGCATTCAAAGCACTCTTTTGATATCTTATATCACAAGTCATTTTTGTACCTCCTATAACAAAAAAAGGCAGATGACATTACATCACCCGCCTAAAAATTAAATGATGTAACTATACATTAAAAATATTCACTTTAGCATCCGCAACCGCATCCACAATCACGACCATATCCAAAGAATCTATTATTTGCAGATTCATATGGGCTGCATGTAATATAAGCTGGTCTACTGCACGGTCTAAGCTCATCAACTAAATTTGCTGTCTGTGCTTGCTGGGAAAGCTGGAAGTTTGCAGTCATAAGCTCTCTATCTCTTGCTTCAAGCCTATCTCTAAGATCCTGCATTGTATTTGCATTAATTAAAGCTCTTGTTGCTTCGCCTTCTGCATGAATTGCTGTAGTTATATCACAAGTATTCTTAGCTGCTTCATATCTTACAGCATCAATATTTCTGTTTGTGTCACAGCAGCAATTCTGCATTTGGTAACCAAGATTTGTTATGCCTGAATTTAATGTGCTAAATCCCTGGCACATATCTCTCTGTATGCCATTAAAACCCTGGAGCATTGTGGTATTTTGTGCATAAAATCCATCACAAAGACCATTCTGTACCCCTCTTATACCATTCTCAATTTGATTGAAATTAAATCCATCACAAAGCTCTGCTCTTGTAAGACCTGCTTGATATGCATCATTTCTTCCTCCAAAACCAAAGCCATTTCCACCCCATGCTAAAAGAATGAAAAGTAAAAATACCCATGTCCATGTTCCACCACCAAAATTACCATTGTTGCCACAAACATCATACACAGGTGTAGCTCCCATCATTTCTCCTGCCATTTTTTACCTCCTAAAAAAGATGAAAAAAGAAATAATTTATATTTATTAAATTGCACAATTTAATCAAAGTTTTATGCCCATACCTTTCGCCATATTTAAAAGCCCATCAAAATCTACCCCTACTTGCTTGCTTAAATTCATCACTATTTGTTTTATTTCTTCTTCACTTTTACCATTAGTCATCTCCATTGCTCTTTCCATAGCAGGATTCCCCTGAAACATTTGTGACATCATTGCTTGCGGATTCTGAGCTTTTGACAGCTGTGAAAGAATTTGTAAAGGATTGAACATATCTTACAACCTCACTTTCAAGTTTATTTATCTTACCCTCAAGAACATTTATTTTATTTCTTAATTCATTCTCAATTTCATTAGCACCTTGATTAGCTTGATTGCTCTGCTGCATATTCATTGGGTTAACAAGTTCATAAGTTCTAATTGAAGCTGTGCCGTCCATATTTATTTGCTTTGTATATATTTTTCCACTTGCATAATCTGGGAATATAAAAACAGATCCATCAAGATCTATCATGCTTGCTTTAGCTTCATCAAAACTTGTTACAGGTCTACCTTTTAAAACTAAATTGTTTTGTTGAGATTGCTGATTATTTCCAAAGAATTGATTCTCCATTGATTGCAATCTATTTTGCTGACTTAACATAGGATTCTGCATATATGGATTTCCCATATAATAATTTGGATAATTATAATTTGCCAAAATAAAAAATCCTCCTTTCGTTTTGTATATTTTAATTTTAACAAAACAAAAAGAGGACTTAATAACCTTTAAATATTAAATTTTAAATCTTTTTATAACTCATATAAATAATCAGCTATCATTTGCAATTTTATTGGCATCAATTCATATTGTTCAAGTATAATGTCTTCAAGAACTCTTCTTGATTTAGCCAATAAATTATTTGTAGATTCTTTTGTGTATCCAAGCTCATTAGCAATCTCAACTAATGACATTTCTTCAACATATCTTTTATATAAAATCTCCTTAGACTCTTTGTCAAGGCCAATCTCATTCAATAATATCTTTGTAGAATTTTTATTTAAGCTTCTTTAATCTTTTAGCAAAACTTAAACTATTATCCATTATTACAATTTACCTCACATCTATAAAAATGTAAAATAAACTATATAATGTTGGCTAAAATTGCTGTCACTAATGCTGATATTATAACTGTTATTATTGTGTTTATCACAACTTCTTTTCTACTTTTATATTTTTTTGTAGGCTCTTCTAAAACTTCTTGAACTTTATTATTTAAAGAGCTTATTTCATCATCATTAATAATTTTTATTTTCTCTTCTCTTTCATCAATACTTTTATTTAGTTCCTTTAACGAACTATCTATATTTTTTACAACAATATCTATCAACTTCAAATCATTTTGAAATTCAAGTAACACATGATCTGATCCTTCAACTTTATTTTCAAGCTTTACCACTCTATTGCTAAGATCTTTTATCTTTTCTCCTAAACTTTCCATCATCAAATTTATTTTTTGCCTAAATAAAATAAAGTCTTCATGATCTTGCATTACATTCTCCTTAAACTTTTATTAATCAAACATCTAACGCTTCCTTTATCATTTTTACAGCTTCTTCTCTTGTTACATATGACATATATCTCTTATTCCCATCAGGATCACCTGTAATTACACCATTTTCCTCAGCCCACTTTCTATATTCTAATGACCAGCTATTTGGTTCTTTCTTTGATAACTCTTCAAGATATTCATTCATCATTTTATTAAATTCCTGCTGTGTCACAATATCTTCCTCCTCTTTACCTTTATATTTTTCATACAACCTTCCAAGACCAAAATTGCTTACAACATTCGAACCTGCATTTTTCCATCTTACTTTATACCCTCTTGTATCAACATGCACAAATGTTGTATATAAACCACACCCTGTGTTTGGGAAAAACTCTTCTATTAAAGAAGCTACAGCTTTTGGTGGAACATTGCTAACACTTATATCACATGCTGTACCTTTTACATGTTGTGAATATTTTGCACCACCAACAAGTGAATTGTAACTTTCAGTTCTATAGGCAGAATTTATTGCAACTGGTACTTTAAAATAATCTCTTATACTTTGCAAGATATTCACAGTTTCTGTTGATATCAATATTTTATCGCTTCCATCATTACATTTAAATTCTTTAACTTTAAAATTCTTTGTTATATTTTTTTCACCATCTTTTTTTAGGCTATAAGTTTTAACACTCATTTCAATACCTCTTTTATTTTTAGCAAAAATTAGTAGCCACAAAAGTAGCTACTAAACAATCTTGCCAACAATTATAATTTACCTTACCATAACTTTAACATTTTACATATTTTTCTAACTTCTTTGAATTTTCTATTTCATCTATTTTTATTATAACACATTTATAATTCTTTGTAAATATATTTTTTAAATTTTCATAATCATCAATATGCAACCCAATGACCTTGATCCCATCCTTTAAAGAACTCATTATCCATATCAAATGCAAATATTGCATTTTCTCCAAACATGTAAATATATTGTACACCTGCAGGTCTCGGAACAATCAAACCTGCAAACAACATGCTAATTTGATTTTTTGTCATTCCTTCTGACATCACAATAATTAAGCATGACATGTCAAGATTATCTATTAAATTTAATCTTATATTTGGAAAAAGATTATTCCAAATTTCATATATATTTTCCCTTGAACCATCCCAATGATTCCTTGCTATTGTTGCTTTTATTAAAAATCTATAATCATCATCATTTAAAACTTGTGTACCATCATCCAATACAAAATCAACTCTTCTTTCTATGCCTATTATTTCACCTATAATATCAAGTTGATCTCCTATTGCAAATTCTAAATCAAAAAAATACTCATTATTTGATATACATTCTGCTGTGTCAAAAAGTGGCTTTAATATTGATGATACAAAACTAACATATTTTTCTTTCATTCTATGTTCTGACGTAATTATATTTAAGTATTTTTCTTCTTCCAAAACATCAGATATCATTTAATCACTCTCATTCTTTGTTATTGTTATCAATGAAACATCTGTTGTCAATAATTGAAGCATTGTTGGTGCTACTTTCATTCCTCCATTAATTGATACAGAATTTATAAAAAAAGAAGGTGATGAAATATCACCTGAAGCAGACAAAATTGGATAATATAAATTTGATGCATATAATGTTTGACCTATATCAATATCTGCAAATTCATTTAGTATATTTTCTTTTATTTCGTTTTCAACTGCATCTGTATAGTTTTCCAACTTTGTTATTGTTATAGCAATATTTACATTTTTATATTCTGGTCTAAAAAATGAAATTGTAAGTGTTTGGTTTGATTCCGTCACTACATCAACTTTTGTTGTCCCATATGTATCAGTGCCAGGTGTTTTTCTTTTGAAAATTGCATTAGCTATTTCATTTTCATCACCACCCTCAACAACCAAAGAAATTGAATGGGGTGGTAACCCAAGATCATCATAAGCTGAAGTAAAATTCTCATACCCCTTTATTCTTATGACATTATCAAGTTCTTGTACTTTTGTTATAATACTTTCAAAATTTGTTAGAGCTGGACCAGATACTGCCAACTCAAGCCTTTCTCTTAACTCACTATCAGTTTCGATATCTGAACCTACTGTAGCAGGATACTCATTTGTCACACTCTTCCATCCTGCTGTTGGTGTATTGATCTTGTTAATTGTACCTATAGGAGCTTGTATTGCACCACTTTCAACACAACTTGCATTTACTTTTATATTGCCTTCATCAGGTATTTCAAATTCTTTTTCAAGTTGCCATATATATCCATTTACATCAATTGCTGACCCATAACTAACTATTGTACCAGGATCACCTGTACATGTCAACAAAACTGTGCTTGAAGTGCCAACCTTTCTCTTTATCCCCATATAAGCAGCAATCTTATCTAAAGCTGTACCTATTGCTGTATCAGGACTATGAGAATTATAATCAAGTATCAAGCATTGGCATACATCATAAAATAACAAACTAAATGTTGACAAAAGTTGATAGTCTTGTGAATCTTCAGACAAATAAATATCATCACCATAAATTGATTTTGTCTTTTCAACAAAATAATCCAACACGTCTTGATATGATGGTATCTTTATACCTGAAGCATCTATTGTTGGTGGAAAATATGCCATTCATTTCACCTCTAAAAATTAATATTTAAATTTTCTATTTTTCCAAATTTAGTTTCAACATCACAATATAACATATATGTACGTGAAGCATTATCTATTTCACTCTTGAAATATGATATCGTTTCAACATTCTCAACTGATAATATTCTATCTCTTATTATCAGGTCTATAGCATTTTTTGACCCTTGCACTGCTCCTATCCCTAAAATTGACTCAAATAATGGTGTGCCTTCATTTACATCCTCCCACCACTCACCTTTTAGTAACTTTATTTTTGTAAGAATTGCCTGTGCAACAGCTTCATTATCTTTTAAAAAACCTTGCTCATTTAATCCAAAAATATAATCACCATTTTCATCCATTCTTCTATACTTCATTTTCATCACCTTGCAAAATCATATCAGTTGTTGTATACACTTGATCACCAATAATTACTTGATGCTTATGATTGATTATATTTTTTTTATTGTAGTAAATGCCATCACTTTTTACTTCAAACTCATTTTCACCATATCTTAATTTTAAAGATTCTTCACTTATTTGAGTTATTTTTTTTGGCTGTGACATTTGGCATGGTAAACAAAAACAATCAGACAAGTCATGCCTTCTCTCTTCAAATTGTGATTGAATTCCGCCTGACTGCCACCATGAATCTATGCATGTGTCTGCGAAAAATAATAGGCATTCATCATTCACACTAATTGGAAATGTTATACTTGCATCCTTACTACTAAGATATACCAATGGAACATCAAATATTTCAGGCAATTTAAATTCTTTCACTTCTTGAGTACCAAACTTAATGTTTTCTTTTATTACAGGCTGCACAACAACTGTCATTTCATCATAATTTATACTCTTTATAATAGCTGGACAGCAGCATCTTAAAGAAAACATTATTTGTTTCCTCAATTCTTGCAAAATTTGTAAATCACCACCTGCAAGCTCACTTACACCAAATAAAGATTTGTCTGTATAATCACCAAAAGTTGTACTCTTCTCAGCCATTTTCTACCTCGTCACCTTACTTAATGTTCTTACACTTTTTATCATTCCTGCAAAGCCTGCATATGAACAATCACCTGTTTTTGCAACTTTAGGGCTACCTTTTTTTAATTGATTCTTATCAACTATAAATTCTATTTGAGAGCCATCATGAACACAATACTTGTGTAAAGCATCAGTATCTCTATCAGCTTTTGAATCACCTATAAAAGCATAAAATGTTTTTCCACCAGTTAAAGTTATTTGTAACTTTGTACCTGTGTACCCATAATATGTACCCATTGCAACCATATAGTAAGGTGCATTAGAATAGCTATCAGCAATCCTTCTTCTAAAACCCTTTGAATCTGTATAAGTACGACCATCATGTTGATATTTATATTGCATTGATGACTTTGATGATAAACTTGTCCAGTACTCAAATGATTTAAAAGAAGTTGCTCCTCCTGCTCCAGAACTACCATATGATTCTATATTATAAGTATCACCATTTCCGGTAGAGTCAGTAAAACCTGATTCTCCTACAAGACCAGCTATTATTTGAGGTATTGCACCTGCTTGATTTGTAGCTGTACAATCTGCATACCAATTCTGCCCCCTTGTATCACCAGAAAAATCAACTTTTATAATCCTATATAATTGATCTTGGTCTAATGTGTACACTAATGAATTTCCATCTGAGTATTCTTGTTCAACTATTTGATAATTTGGAATGTTTACGAGACTATATAAAGTTATTCTTGGATTTATTAGGCATTGAAATGTAATACCTTCTGCATTTTGTTGTGGGCTACCTATTAAACCTGAAGAACTATCTAAGTATATTAATTGATTTTCTGGTATGTCATTTGCACTTACCAAATTCACTTTGCCTGAATCAGTATAAAAATTTGCATTAGAAGTTGCAGCTAATTGATCAAGAAAATCTCTTGACTTACCAAAAACAACTTTTCCTCTAATATATTTTGCTTTATTAAATGATGATGAAATTGAATTCAATTCAACAGGATTTGTTGATACATTACAAATATTTTTTGCAACATCTCTCTTTGACATTCCTCTTGTCATAGTATAACTTATGAATCCACTATTTAAAAATCTTTCACAATCCATTGTTACAAAAGTTAAGTAATAGTCAACACCATTTTCAACACCTCTTATACCTTGAATTACATCACCATCATATATTAATCCGAATAAGCCTTCATAACCTGCTTCTATTGTGACTCTATTACAATTTACCATCAAATCATTTTCAGTTTCTGTATTTAAGTTATAAATTGTAACAGTTCCAGTATTTGCTTCCCTTGTTAGAGACTTAGAAACTTCAAATGTAACATGCAAATCTGACACATCAAACCCTGTGCCATCTTCTCTAAACACCATTATGCGATATTTTCTTCCATACAAATAGTTCCCTGTTTCAGCTTTACTACTTTCATCAACAGTTATTTTTTCATATGTATATTCATATGTGTCAGAAAATGACATTCCTCCACCATAGCCTCCATGCATCAAACCTGTATTCTCAACATAAGGTTGTGGATCAAGTATATATGTCAAGTTACCTCTCACTGACCAAAAACTGCTGTATGGTACATTTCTTATCTCAAAATGTAAATGGGAACCTGTTGATCTTCCTGTGCTTCCCATTTTTCCTATCACATCACCTGGGTTCACAAAGTTTCCTACAGAAACCCCAAAAGCACTTAGATGAGCATATAGTGTACAAAACTTATACCTTTGGTGTTCAATGATTACATAATTCCCATACCCATCTGCGTCATATCCTGTGTACTTAACAACACCGCCTTGTGCTGCATAAATATTACTTCCCATTCTTCCAGGCATATCAAGACCATAATGAAAGCTACTTCCTCTTTTTCCAAATTTTGAAGATACTGAATAAGATTCAACAGGAACACATCTTAAAACTACTGCCATTTCTCAACTTCACCTTCACTAAAGTATTTAACATCAGTATCTGCCCATATTAATTTAAACTCTTCACCAAGTTGCTTTTCATTTGGTATATCTTCACTTACATTTATAGCCTTCACTATCATCATACTTCCTAACTTTTTATATCCAAATTGCTTTAATAAATTACCAGATGTCAATATGCTCCCACCTGTAACAAGAGGAATATTTGATATTAAAACATTTTGAAAAGTATCTAATATTGTCATATTCCAATATCCACAAACTTCACTATAATTAAATTTTAAAAAATAAAAATGTTTTTGCTCATCAAACTTAACCTCTACTCTTACTGTCTGATTTGGAAGTGATTTTACTGGAATATTGCTTATCATTTTCACTAACCTCTTGATTTACCCATTATCATATATAACAAACTTTCATCAGTTAAATCTTCTGCTTGAATTGTTCCTGAATTATTTGTAGTAGTCGTCTGTTCTCTCTTACTTATTTTAACAGTCTTCTCTGAAGCAACAAGTAATTCTTGCATTGTTACTGTGCATTTTAATCCATTTAAATTTTGCAAATCATCTTGCACAGAGAGACCTGTTATCATCATATTTTGATATGTCTCAAGCCTTGTATGTACTTGAAAAGCAAGTCTTTGCTTTTGTATTTCTCTCAATATTCTATAGGCAGCTGTTGATCTTGTATAACTTATACCTTGAAATTGAGCTTCCTTCATTCCTGACATTGCATCAGACATTTTCACTGTCATAGTAACTTCAACAGGTTCTATATATGCATGATCAGCAATAGATGCACCTTTCTGAACCTGATGTGATGTTACCACTGTATTCACAGAGTGTGAAACATCCAAAAAACCATCAAAAAAGTAACCTGCTATATTTGTTTTTACAAGTAGCAATTCTGAATCTGTTATGTTTTGCCAAGGTAAATTAATTGGCAATCCATTAGCCATTCTTTACCTCCTATCTTACAACAGAAGAAATATCTAACACTTCTAACATTCTCTTAGTTTGTTGATTTATTTTCCTTAATGTATTTTCATCAACACTTCCTTTTACATTTATGTTTTGCTCATACTTCATATTTGGCGAATAAGATGTGTTAGTATTCTTACTACTTTCATATTGATATTTTACTTCTGATTTTTTACTTTCACTTTCATCAGATGAACCAAAAAAACCTTTTATTTTTTCTTTTATCCAATTGTTAGCTTTTTCATTTGCTTCATCTACTTCCTGAACTTTTTTCAAAATCCAATCAGGAATGCTACCTACTTTATACCCAAATTCATTTACACCTTTAAAAACATCCTTTAGCCATCCAAATGCACTATCAAAAGCATCAAACAACCATTCAAAAAATGGGCCTAAACTATCTATAATATAATCAACCGCCCATTCTATTTTTTCAAACAACCATTCAAACTTATCTTTTGCTTTTTCTATAAAATCTTCTACTTTCTTCCAACTATCACCAAAATAAGATTTTCCACCTCTTTGCCATGTCATATAATCATCAATCAAGAGTATGATTGCAGACAAGCCAGCTAAAATTATTGTTAAAACAGGATTAATTGCTAAAAGTATTGCACTTATTATTCCTATAAAAACTTTAAAAGTAGATGGAAACTTTTTCATAAAATTGTATATTCCACCTATTAGCTTTGCACCTAAACTTATAACATAACCAATTGCTTTTCCAACTCTATAAATATAATATAAAACCTTAGCTATAGCTGCTGCAATTTTTGGTAGATTTTCTTGCAAAAACTTATTTACACTTGCAAGCTTATTTTGCATATTATCTAAATCAACACCTAAATATTTAAGAAAGTAATATACTATTTGTCTTATTCCATTTTTAGCTATCACTTGCATTTTATCAAATTCAAAAGTAACATCTCTAACTTTTTTTAACATACTATCTAATTCTTTTGGAGCAGCTGTTTGCTTACCTAACTCAACAAGTTCACTAAATCTATTTGTTAACTCCGGATTCCTTGCTATTGTTGAAAGCTCATTCATAGAGTATCCTAAACTTTCAACAGCATTTTGTGTTACTCTATATGCATCAACATTCATCCACATTGAATTTGCAGCATTTTGAGTAGCCATATCAGCTTCAGCAACAGAAGTAGTAAACTTACCTACAGCTACCACTGCTGAAGCAATCATTGTCACAATACCTGCTGTGCCTTTTCCGAGGCTTGTCGACATCTTTGAAACTAATGAAGAAATTTTACCTTCTCCAAGCTTAACTACATCAAGAGCATCTGATAATTTATTCCTGTCAACATTAAAACCAAGTGATACCAAATACTCCTTCATGACATTTCTTAAAGCCATACAATATTACCTCTTATCTAAAATTGTTCATAGAATTTTTCAAACTATCCATTTCATTACTTGCTTCAATTTCTTTCATTTGATTTTCAAAAAACAATTTTTCATTCATATTTTTAATTGTCATGGCTTCATGAATATCAAGTAAATCTGTAATAATATAAGTGCCATCCCATAATTCACATTGCTTCCAAAGCTTTGCTAACACAGGCATATAAAGAATCATATCTATATTTTCTGAAGTATAATGATCTAACAATAATTCATTGCTTGAGTTTCCTGAGCCATTCCCTCTTGCTTCTTTTCTTTCATTTCGTTCATCATCTTTTGTGCATCCTCCAGAAGACCTAACTTTTGGAGGATTTCTAAGAAAAAATCTTTGTAATTTACCTCTATTACTTTAAGTAATAAAAACCCTACAAGAAACATATTCTCTTCCATGTCCAGCACACCAAAATCACCATTTTCTTGTATTACCGGAACATCTCCACTTTTTAACTTTTCATACACATTTTTCATTAATCTTTTTTGAAATACAACAAACTCATCTATTGACATTTCTTTTTTGGAAACGCTATTTGTCATAGACAATATCTTATCAATACCTGCACCTGAATCATTCAAAAAAGAAAGCAAATCAATTGGTAAAGCTTTTGTTAAAATTTCTTTCAACACAGCAATGCCCTCAAATGGAGACATCTTTTTAATCACAAATGTTCTATCTTCATAAGTTACAATTTCTTTTATTTTTCTTTCCATTTTTTCACCTTTTTGCTATTTTCATTTTCTAAATTGTATTTTGTGTTACATCAGCAAACAAAAAGTTCCATGTAATATTACCAGCTGTTTGTTCAAATGACTTATCCGGCAATTTTACTATACTTCCACCATTCATAATGTCTTGATCACCAGTTTGCTTACTTGTTATTACAGCTTTTATCAAAGACCATTCTGATGTAGCTGCACTTTCTAAATAATTATACCATTTTCTTAAATTATTATTTAAATCAGATGTTTGTTGAGCTGTTACTGCAAGAGTACCTGTTCTATCTTTTATCTTTGAAACAACCGGTGTTCCATCTGAAGCAACTTCAATAGATGATCTATCGGTTCTCATGCTAACTTGTATCGTTCCAAGACCCATACCATTTGTTGATATTTGACCTAATGAAGGATGAGACAAGGTTAAGTTTACATCAGAAAATGAATAAGTTTTCACAGACATTTTTATCACATCCTCCTTTATCTGCTAATATTTATACCAAGTGTAATATATTCAATTGCACCAGCAAGCTTTATGCAAATGTAGCAATTAGGTGCAATTCTATCAACTCTATCACTGCCACTTTGAGTATTAATATCATCAAATAATATTAAGTATCCTTGTGAAAGTGTATCACCATACTCAAGTGAAAGAATTGAGTTTCCAAGCCAAGTACCTGGTTGTATAAATTCTATATCAACATAATTATCAAGAACTTGTGATATTGATGATGTTAAGATATTAATTCCTAAATCAGTTTGTGGTACTTTTGGATTATTTACGAGTGTATTCATTAATTCATTTCTTAAATCGTTTACCAACATATCAATATAATACACTTCATCAAATCTATCACCATTTAGCATTGTACCTTGTCTAAACAGGCTATAATAATAACCTTGCTTTACATACACATTTACATTATTATTAAGTATTTTCTTTAAATCTACATAAGACATTTCATTAGCATCAATACCTTTTATTGCTTTGTAAGCCAAGGTAAATGCTTTATTCACTTTTTTATTGTATCCAAGGCTATAACCTATTATGCCTGAAATTGCTGTTTTACCAGCATTTGAATCACTTATATCTCTTTGTACAATTGTCTTTTGATAATTTCCTGATGCAAGTTCTTCAATAATATCATCATATTCAGTTACATTTTTATCAAAATTTAAACAAAATATTGTTTCAGGTGATGTAGACTCAACATACGAACAAACTGCTTTTATATCACTTTTTTCCATTGTGTTAACTAATGAGTCCAAAATTATTAAAGCATACCATTCATAATTAATTTGTCTACATTCTGTTATTGCATCAACAAATTGCTCTGATGTATCTTTCTTGCCCAAATATGCTTTTGATGGTGAAGGAGATTGTGCAAAATACAATTGTAAAGCCAAATACTCTGGTGATGTTGTTTCAAAACCAAGTGTAATTAATGTATCAAGATTGTCTATTTCCTTTATTCTCTCTTCTTTTGTTACTTTTTCTGAATTAGTAATAAAAAGTGCAGAATTTAATGTTTTTCTATATGATACTACTGGGCTTAAAGTTACACTTATGTCAATAATATCATTTAAAGTTATATTATTTGCCAACTTTTTTCATCCTCCTTACTCATCATTTATTTTTACTTTTCTATCAAGACTTTCTTTTTCAGCTTTCAATTCTACATTCACCACTTCAACAAATGGTATTTCTTCAACAATTGCTGACTCAAGATAATAACTTACTATTATTTCAACTCTTGCCCACCATTGATTATTTACTTCCTCATACAATAGTACTGCTTCAGGAACATCCAAAATTAATTTTATATCATACTTATCAAGAAAACTTTTTGCTGTGTAGCTAAATAGCTTATTCCTAAATTCATATGCTATATCTTGCACATCTTCATCACCATAAAAAACCCAATGTACATCTATTTGTCTCAATTGTGATCTTTTATATTTTATACTTTCATTTGTAACCTCTCTTACCTCTTCATTGATTTGTTTATTTGTTTCATTATCAGCATAATTAATCCATAGATAAGATACACCTTGTTTTATTTCTTGGAATGGTGCTGAATTTATTTGATATGCTAACCTAATAAGTTCTGATTCTCCATCATTATTCAAATCTACATTTCTTAATTTTGCAGTTAAATTTACAAATATATCCTGTAGCTCTTTATATTTTATAATTTCAGCCATTATGAAGCTCCAATCTTTGAAACTACAGCTTTTGTAAAGCCATAATCATTAGCATCCATAATTGCGACAACCTTATATTCATCACCATTATATACAACAATATCAGAGGTTCTATTTTCACCTTTTGACTTTTCGGAGCTTGTCATATATATTCTTTCTAAACTATGTATTGTTTTAGTTGTTTCATTTCTATCACCTTCAGGAATCATACTTAATGTCTTTTCATCAGATACTGAAACAACTGCATTTATTTTAAACACTTTTTCTTTTTGTGTAAATCTTCCATTTACATACTTTCCATCATAATGTCTTTTAATTGTTATTTGTTGAGTAAATTCTGGGCTTGCCACAATATCTGCAAGATTTAACCAAACTTTTGACATTTATATTTTACCTTTTATTTTTATTTGAAACTACATAAGTTATTGACTTTCTAAGTTCACCTGTATCAATTAATGGATTTGACTTACCTTTCTTTGCTTTTATTGTTGAAGGTGCATTTGGTGGCCATCCATTTCTTGAATCTGTAAACCATGATCTAACTTTGTTTTGTACAAACATCCCTGTTTTCTTTAGCTCTTCAACACCTTTTTCTATTCCAAAATCAAAAAATGTTTTTAAGCTTTTTGACAACTTTTCATTTATCTTGTCACTTTCTGCTTCTATTGCAGGTTCTATAATGGGTCTTGGTGGTATATGATATGCAGGTGAACCATTTGTCATTAAATACATTTGGTGAGCTCTTTCTCTTGCATCACTAAAATTCATTCCATCATTTATTTGCTTTTGTATATTTTGTCTTACTATTTTTTTATCAACACCATGGGTATGTATATATGCCAACTCTGCATTACTTATTCCATTCTTACTTCTTCCTGCATTTTCATCAGGTATTCCAACAAGCAAATCATACCCTTCTATTTCATCCACTTTCTTTCTTAAATCAATATATTCTTTTACATTAATTTCACCAAAAGCAAGAGATCTTAAAGCATTACCTTCAGTAAATTTTTTCACTTCCTTATCTATTTCTAAACCTATTGAGTTTATCATATTTGATGCACTATTTTTTATTTCACTTTCAATAGACATATCATAACACCCACATTCCACCTTTGGACATTAATTTTGATATTGATACAAATTGATTACCAAATGTTGTTAAATTAAATTGACCCCATCCTTCAACGTTTTGCATTGCTAATGAAAAATCATATGATACAGATACATCACCTACTGACTTAGAACTTACCAAACCTTTTGATTGGCCTGAAGAAATTACAGCAGCAGCTTCAGCATTTGAGTCCAAATAAGCCATCAAATATACTGTACAAAAATGTGCCACAAATAGGCACATACCTAATACCCATTGCTTTCCCCATCTCTCTACATTTACCACTTCATTAGCAAAATCAATGTACATTTTGACTATTCTATCTGGTAATTCTTCAAGTCCTTGAAATTGTGGATAAATAGCAAAAAAATCTTCTATCTTAAATGGGGGATTTTCACTTTTCTTTATATTAGTGGCTGTGCTTATTAAACCAATATCATTAAATACATATTTGTCATAACTCATCTAAAAATCCCCCACATTTATATTTTTAACCAATTAGCTTATTAATATAATATTCCTTTGGCTTTTTACTTTCAACTTGTATGCCTTTTTCTAAACAAAGATTATAAAGTTCCTTGCTTGATTTTTCATGATATGTTTGAAGCTCATTATCATCTACATTAATTTCTTCCGCATTCTTCTTCACAGCTTCTTCATTACTATCTAATGCTTTATCTATTTCATTTGATTTAACTTTTCCATTCATTTCAATTTCAGCAACATCAGCTCTGCTACCAATAAGTTTAATCTTCTTGGACTTTTCTAATGCCTTATACATAGCTGAATCTAATACCCAATCAGGTGCATAACTAAATTCAAATGCTCTTACCTTAAATTTTGTATTATAATCTTTTGGATGATTAAACACTGTTGTTTGATTGCTAAAAATTTGTACCTGCCCTGTTTTCATTAATCTTTTCTCCTTTTACATAATTTGATAAAGAGGTGATTATATTTCAAACCACCTCAGTATTTCTAAATTTAAATTTTATTAAATACCATCCTTATATCTAATTGTTTCATAGTACATAATTTTCACTTGACCAATTTGACCTGCATATGCTGTAAGATATGCCATTTGCTGTACATCAGGCTGAGTCATTACTCTTCCAAGCATTACAGGAATGTCTATTCTTACCTTTTCCTTTTCATTTACATAAGCAACCATTCTATTCTTATTACTTGCACCTGCACCTGTACACCATCTACAAGGATAAATCATAAGATCTCTTCCCTGATTCTTTGCAATATTATTCTCAAGTATATATTGAAGTATTGAAATATTACCAGCTTCAGAAACTTTTCTTGTTACAATATAAGCATAATTAGATGGGTCAATAAGAATATGGTTTGCCATGCCAGTTAAATCATATTCAGAGTCCTCCCACGTTTCAACAACAACACTATTAATATCTTCAAGAATTTCATCAGGAGTCTTCTTCTTCCATTCAGTTACACCTTTTGCACCTGCTTGTGCCATTTCATTTTCCACAAGTGGATGATTTACGAGACCATGAATATCTAACGAATCATATCCTTCATATGTCATTGTATCAAGATCTTTATTCCAATTTAATTTAATACCCTTGTCAAGAATATCATCAAGACTTCTTCCAACGGTCTTCAAGAGCTCATTGTCAACAAATGGTACTCTAAGAATATTAGCCCACGAGAATACCTTGTAATTATCTTTTGTGATATTTGCTTGCATCATTGGAATATCATTTGTTTGACCGCCAACTATTCCAGAAGTTCCACTTCCTGTAGTTGCATAATCAACAAAATAATTCGAAGTATATTCACTCCAACCACCACCTGTATCAGCAACAATATCTCTCATCCATGTTACAGAAGTGAGTGGTTCATAAAGCTTTGGATCTCTCTTTTCAAGCTCTCCATTTAAAAATGCTAATCCTGAAGCAATTGCACTATCAGACATTCTTACTACAGGAGCATTATCAAATACTCTTTTTATTTGATTGTTTCCGTGAAACATTTAATTACCTCCATCCTTTTATTATTTAAATAAGATTTCTTTCAAGAATTGTAATTTCTACTCCACCTTTACCATCAACATAACCTGTTGTAAATCTTGCTGGAATAGCAAAACCTTTTGTAGATTGTTCTGTTGCATCAAACTTACCTGTTGCAAAATTAAAGAATACTTTTCCGCCTGCTTTAGGTGTACCTGTACCCATCTCAACAATTATAGAACCTCTTACAAGAATATCACAACCCTTATTCTTTAAATATGCAGAAGCCTGCTGTGTATATTCTGTAGCTTGAACAACTTCAGCTACAGCAATACCTACAAACTTATCAACTGTATCAGTAGATGCTTCCTCACCTACATCACCTGTAACTGTAACATTTCTTACAGTATTATCATCATTTAAAAACACAGCTGCACCAAAATCAATTGCTTCACTTTCACCAGAAACAATTCTATTAGTTACAATTGCATCCCCATCTCTTGATATCTTGCCAATATATCCTAAATTTAAAGCTTTTCCAATAACTGCACCTGGCATATTATTTTACCTCCTTCTTATAATGTGGATTGTACATTTCAGCAATCTTTGCCCCTATATCTTCATTGGTATTTTTATATGTACTATCACTTGTTCTTCCACTTACAATTTTTGAATATACAGAAGAATTTTTCTTCTTTGCTTTAGCATCTTTTACCTGATTTTTAAGAACTTTTGCTAAATTGTCAGATACTCTCTTTCTTTCCTTTTTGTTTGGAATATAAGCAATAATAGGTTTTAAGACTCTCATTAATTCTATTGCAGAGTCCTTTGTCTTTTCAACTTCATCCAATTCATAATCTTCATCCTTATTCATTTCTTCAGCCGGTTCTTCAATTGATTCAATTTCATCAATTTCAGCATCCTCAACTTCTTCTTCTAATTCTTCTTCTAATTCATCAAGTGATTCCATGCCTTCCTCATTTTCTTCAGCCTCCTCATCCTTTGTATAATTTGAAGCTAAAATAGAATAAAGAGCATCCTTTACACTTGATAAAGCTTCCTTTACTTCCTTCACATCTTCATCATTATTCATCTTTTCTTCTTCACTCTTTATCTGAGGCGCAGGTTGAACTTCTTTTTCTTCATCCTCAACCTTTTTCTCTTCAACAAGATCATACATAGCATCCATAATATCTTCAGGATCAGCATCCATTGCAACATGCTTTAAACCAACAGCCTGAAGAAACTCAGAAGTCTTTTGTCTTCTTGGTATTCTATAGGTTTTATTTTCACCCATTTTTTTGTTACCTCCCTTTAATTCATTTATCTTATTATCTTTTATAGCAACTCTACTTCCTGCTCTTCCTGCATTTACAAGAGCCACATGATTACCTATAATATTTTTTTGAGCATACCCATCTTTATAAGGCACATATTCACATTCATACCCACAAGATACTTCTCTTTTTTGTTTGCTCTCTATTTCCTCTATTTGTGCTAAATTATAAACTATAATGTCTGCCAGCAATAAATCACTATCTCTTCCGACACCTCTTCTAACATTAGTTATTGTGCCCTTCCCATATGTTTGAAAATTCAAAGGTGTTACCCAGTCATTTGGATGCTCATCAACAAATACTTTTCCTTCAAATGAAGCTATTGTCTTTGGATTAAAAACTTCTTCCTCTGTTCTATACACTTTTATTATTTCGTCGGCTCTATCATTCAACCCTAACTCTTTTCCTAAATATTTTTGTACCCCTGTTCTTGCTATTGGCACATTATAACAAATTAAAAAATCTTCAGGAGTACGTTTCATATTAGGACTTATCTTTGAACCAAAATGTGCTTTAGCCAATTCATTATCACCCTCACTTTAATTATATTTTAATACAATTAATAAAAATTGTAAATAGTAAAGTTTGGGCTTCTTATGCTTACCATGAATATCACCTTACCTATTTACAATTTTTATCACTTTTTACTTTTTCATGTTTTATCAAAAATTCATTAAAAATTATATATTGATTTTTATTTATTTCTTTTATATTTTCTCTAAACTTATCTTCATATTGTCTTATTAATTCATTTCTTTCTTTTTTATCTATGCTATTATAATCTACATATCTTATCACTTCTAAAAATTCTTCAAATAATTCTCTATTTTTTAATTTTGACTTGTTAAGTCTTTCTCTTGCTTTAATTGCATCTAAGCTATTTTCATATTTTTCAAAATAATTTTTAAACTTTAATTCATAATTTCTCTCCAATATTTCTTTATATGTATCATATTTTATATTTAATAATTTTACTATTTTTTCTTTATTGTCCATAGATTCTCACCTTTATTTACTTGTGCCCTGTAATCTATTAATAATTCCTTGATATATCAAACTATGATCATTTTCATCATTTGCTATTTCTACAAACTTTTTCCTGTCTTCATCAGGTGCAATTTCCAATAACATCAAATTAATTTCAACAGCATCATTTTCCATTTGTAAAGCTCTTGACAAAATTTCCTCATAATCCATACCATTATATTTACCTGACTCAGATGGCAAACCTTCATCTAATTTATTTTCTATTTCATTTTCATTCAAAACATTTAATTCTTCAATCATTTCATCTACATTTTTTTTTATTTTCTTTATTTCTTTTTTTGAAACTTTATTATTATTTATTTTATCCTCAAGTTCATCCAATTTATCAATCATTCCTAATATTTTTTCATCACTTGTTTTATTCATTTTTTGTTCAGAAAAACCTACAGGATTTTCATACTCACTATCTTTCTTCCACTTTTCATATAAACTTAAACCTTTTGCCATTTTATACCTCTTTTAAATTTACTTCTATTAATCTTTTTCCACTCGGTAAAGTTTTTACTTTAAAATTTTTATCCTTTAAAATATACCTTGATGTTGTTGGATGCAGAACTTCATCTTCTATTGGAAATTCAGATAATTCTCTTATTGAAGTTCCTGATTTATTCTCAACATTAAATAATAAACATATTTCTTTTTCTTTATCCTTTGTGTCTGCAAAGCTAATAGAAATATTTCTATTTGAACTCCAACTTGATATGCCTTGCATATCCATTGTCTTACCTTTTTTTAAATTTTGTATAATTTCTGAAGCATCCTTTTCTGTAAGACTTAATCCTCTATATATTGTGCCTTCATATTTTTCTGACCTATAAATAAAATCATCCAAATCATTTGAATATTTTTCAAAACCTTTATCAACTTTTTTACCTGAATACTTGTTTCTATAAGCTTTCTTTATATCATCATAAAATATACCTGTGTATGCTTCTAATGACTTTGAATACCTTTCAACTTCATCACTTGTTGCACCTTTTATTCTTTTTCTTATCTTTGCTTTTCTACTTTTACCTTTTGTTTCTATATGACCTTCTTTAAATTGTTTATTTTGCTCACTTTTAAATTTTCCACTTCTTGCAGAGCCACCTTTATGCTTTGGTATTCCTACATGATTAAAATGGCCTGATCCTTCTCCACCATCAAATACTTTTACAATATCATTTAGCATACCATCACCTTTTCGCTACAACATTATTAAACTCATTTATTTTTAAAATAAATTCTTTTTCCAAATATCTTAATACATTTTTTGATATTTCTTCATCCTCTGGATAATATGCTTCAGCTAATGAAGCAGTAATTATACCTAAAGTATCAGAATCCCCTCCACAACTTATAGCATTTCTTATAGCATCTTCAGTTGATTCGGAGTCAACAAAACATTTATAAGCATATGGTATTGTTCCTTCACAAGTTTCATCAAATAATACTTTTGAAATATTACTTGGAACAATATATTTGCATTCCTTTATTATGTCATCTTTATCTGCATTATAATTTAATAATTTAAATATTGATTCAGCAATATCAACTGCACCTTTTATACCAAGTGTATGATTATGTGTTACAAAAGCAGAACATTTTGCTAACAACCTTGCTTCTTTTAAAGTTTTTGAATACCATGCAATTGGTGAAACTCTCATCGCTGAACCATTTCCAAAACTATTATATGGATATGCTTTTTTATATTGAAATGATAACCACTTTAAAAAGTTTGCACCATATGCTAAATTAATATTATTATATTTATTTCCATATTCATAATATTTTTCTTTAAAAATAGATATAAGCTTTTCATCTATATCTTTTTCAAACTCATAACTTTCTTCTGTATATCTTTTATTTATTTCCAGCAATGCATCAATTGTTGCAATAGTTAACACTGTATCATCAGTATAATGCATATCATCTTGAAATAATTCAAATTCTTTGCTATGAATATTGCTAAATTCATATTTTGAGCCAATAATATCACCAGCTATTGTATTTAATAATATCATTTAACAAACCTCATCTTCAAATCCTACACCATTATAATCTTCAAAAAAACCTTTAAAAAAACCTTTTTGAACACAACCTTCTTTTAACAACATTCTATACTCAATATAATTTGGTACAATACAAATTAAAAATAAAATTTTATTCATAATAAATCTTAATTTCATTTTTCTCTACCTCTTTTCTATTCTTTATATATCTCTATGCCTTTATCCCTTTTCATAACATTTTCAAATCTTTCTTTTGTTTGTGGGTATGAAGAAATAAGTTTTCCTCTTTTACCACCAACATAAACAGTTGTCCACTCTCCATCATTTTTAACTGTTCTATTATTTGAAGTATATGCTCTTACTTTTCTCCCATCAATATCTTTTAAAGATCTACTTTCTGATTCTTTAAAATATTTACTTAAACCCATATCTTTTGGAATATCATTTCTCTTTTTCCTTTTTATAAAATGATTTTTTCCATTTTCATATTCAAATTTAGCATCTCTTACAAAAACATTTATTATTTTATCATATTCAAGCATTTCTTAACTTCTTATTTTTTATTTTAAGCTAATCTTATAACATCAATTTTAATTTCATTTGCAACTTTTGAACCATATAATGCTCTTGCCTTTTTAATAGCATCTTCATAATTTTTATTTGCCCCAGCTGATGACTCACTTTCAAACTCAAAAAATTTATATTTTGTAAACACTGAACTTTTATCAGCATTTTTATCAGGAACAAAACCTGCAATATATTTTCTTTTCTTTCCTATTTCAGCATCCATTGTTTTAAATACATTTGTTACAGAGTTAATATTAATCATTTTTTTCTTTCACTCCTCTTTTTTTTTTTTTTTTTTTTTATTTTACCCAATCTTCAATTATTCTTACTTTATGTCCAACAAGCTTCATATATTCAGCTCTTTCATTTGCATCCTCTAATGTTTTATAAACCACCAAACCTAATTTCCACTTTCTTCCTAACTTTACTTCCAGCCTATACATAATTTTACCTCCAAATATTTTATCTAAATTTATTTATTATGCATTACACATTCTATCTTCCATAATATCATAGCATTGTTCAATGTACTCAACAACATCATTCCATCTACGATAATTTGTAGCCATTTTCTTAACCTGATTAAACAAATCCATTCCACACATACTTTCAATTTTATTCATCATTTTTTCTGTAATTATTACATAAGCAACAAATTCATTGCCTAACATATTCTTTACAAAATTTTCTTTTGTTGTAGCTTTCATTGCAATAGAAGTTAAATTTTTTGATTCTTTAAAATGACCAATTGCTAAATACTTTTTCATTTTTATTTCCTCCTAAATTTTTAACTATTTTTTTATTTCCTTCCTTTATATTTATATTCTAACACAATGTAGAGTATTTGTAAATAGATTTTATTAAATTTTAAGATTTTTTCTAAAATTATTTATACCAATTAAATTCTTTAAAAAATTAGTATTTCCCATATGCCTTTGATTCTAATAAAAATAACTTATCAATCTCTGGATCTGTCATTTCACTATACATTTTTTCTTCTCCATATTTTTCCACCATATCTTTATAAAAATTTTTATATTCTTTCATTTCTTTTTCATACTTTTTATCATTTTCTTTATTATTTTTATTTTTTATCGCCTCTTTTTCTTCATTTTCTTGCTCTTTTAATTTATTAGACTTTTTTACATATTCTTTTTCAAGTTTTTTACTTTCAATATCATCATAATTTCTATTTTGCTCTTCAATAAATAAATCTAATGATTCTTTATCTATTTTTCTTTTTTTATATAAATCTTTTAATATCTTTTCTCTTTCATCATCATCATTTGCATCCAGCAATTCTTGCATTCCTTTTTTATATTCCACAACTTTAACAGGTATTTCTATGCCAGCTTTTTTAGCAGCTAATATTCTATGACTTCCGGTTAAAGCTTCATATTCTCCTTTAGATGTTTCAATAGCTAATATTGGCCTACCATTATAACCATTATTTTTAAATTCATATAATAAAGCATTATATTTATTTTTATTAGTTATATCATTTATAGGTTTAATATAATATGGATCAACCATTTCACTTGAATATTTTTTATTTTTTATGACATTATGACCTTTTTGACTTTCTTTTGATTTTTTAACAAATTTCCCCGATTTATCTCTTGGATGTTTGTCTTCATCAAAATCTTCATCAAATATTTTAATTATTTTATAATAATCAAACATCTTTTATTTCTCCGCAAGCATTTATTTCAAAAATTCTTTCTTAAATTTATCCAATGTCATCATTTCTATGTTTTTTGTTTTCCAGTTATATACTTTATGTGGCCATCTTACATCATTTAAATCAACCAATGGTTCTTGATAGCATCTACAATTGTATATATTTCCTGCATGATATGGCAATGGTATCTTTTTATATTTATGTCTTTTATCAAGGCTTTCTGGTGATGCTGGATGCTTATAATTTATTAAGACATTTTCCATTACCTTATGAGAGCTTCTCACTGATACATCTTCTGAAGTCCTCCAAACATACCAATAGATCCCAAGGTCTTCTGATCTTGCTTGTGTCAATGCTGAACTAAATTTGCTTGTTTCAGTTCTTGCTATTAATTTAGCATTTGCCTTTGTATTTTCAGGAAAAAATCTTTTTATTTCTTTTGATATATCTTCTGCTCTTTTTCCTTTAAAAGATTCTGTATTTATATGATTTATAACATTTTCTGAAATTTTTGAAGGTAATGTTTCAATTAATGATACATTATATTTAAATAATTCATCCATTCTTTTTTTAACATTACCTTCAATTTCTTTTTCTATACTTTGCTTTATTTCTTTCCCTCTACTACTTTTTCTTGCTGCCTCTCTCCAACTTTTTGAATTACTTTCATAAATCATGGTTGAAATAGTCTTTACAATTTCTTTTACTTTTTTCTTATAAGTTCTTGACTTTGCAGCATTTTCTAAAACTTTTTTAAATTTACTTTTATCATTTACATATTTAAGAGCTTCTTTTTTTATTGGTTTTAATAACTTATTTAATAATGTTATATATTTTTGTTCTATTCTATTTGAAACATCAAATTTCTTATTCATTTTTTTAAACCGTTTTATTTATTTAAAAATCTTTTTTAAATCAAAATATTCTTTTTCTATTTCTTTAAACTCATTATCAGAAATTTCGGGGTCTTGCATAGCTTGTCTATAAAGATTTTCTGCTCTTTTTATATGTCCTAAATTAAATTCATCGTGAATTCCCACAATATACATTTCAGCATTACTTGACAATCTTTTTCTATCATTCATTTTTAACAGCACCTTCTCAATACTGTCAAGTGCTTTTAAAATTTTCATATTAGTATCATTAGCTTTTCCCATAGTTGCAATTCTCCTTTTTAACATTTCATCTTTATCTTTACATTCATCAAAACTTGATTTTATATATTCACCTAATGTTTCATCTTTCTCTTTTACTTTTTCAGGAAGCTTTAAACCTTTACTTTCTTTATTAAACTTTTCTACATTCTTTTTACCTACGACTTCTTTTCCTTTCTCAGAATTAAAGAATCGTCTTTGTGCTTCACTTTTATATGGCATTTATTTCTTCTCCCATTCATTTTTTTTATAGCTATTTAAATAATATATTAAATATTTTTACATTCATCAATTGCTTCACTAATTCCAGCAAACTAAATTTCTTGTTCCTTCTGTTCTACATCTTCTCTTTCCACCAACCAATATAATGCACTTTGTGATATTATTTTTCTTAATATGTCTCATAATTTTACAATTTTTAGCAAAAGTAGCTCTACCATCTATTCTTACTATATTTTCAATTATTTGCTCTTTTCAGTTAAAAACTTTAAATATCTTTTACATATTCTTAAATCATCAAAACAAATAATTAATGTTCCATTTTCCTCATAAGCTATGTAATTTCTATCTTCAAAATTAATATACATCATAAACCTCCTATTTTTTATTTACCTAAGTTTATTTCCTAATTTTTCCTTTTCCTTTATATTTATATTCTAACACAATGTAGAGTATTTGTAAATAGATTTTTTATTTTTCTTTTATTTTTTTCTTATATTCATCAGCTTCAATAGCTTCTTTTGTAAAACTATTATTTTTCCACCATGCCCATAATGTTGCAATAACTGCTACAATTGCGGAAACACCTTGATATATTTGTTCATCACTAAATGGTAGTGGATTAATATTACACATTGTCAAAATTGAATTAATTAAAGCAATTATTAAGACTATTGTTCTTACTAATGTTTCCTTTGACACTTTTAAATTATCCATAATTTCACACCTCTTTTATTCTTTGCAATTATAATATAAAATATTAAAAAGTACCCGTAATAAATTATTGGGTACTTTTTTATTTAATTTATTTTAACATTTCTACAATATCATTTAAAGCATGCTCTCTACATAACTCTCTAAATTCTTGATACTGTTTCATTATTTCTTCATTTCTTTCTATCTTGTTATTTGCAATATACATATCAAGAGCTACACCAATGTCTACATATTTCTTAGCACAAATATCTCTAATCTCTTTTGCATTCTTAACAAAAATATTTCTATTAGCAATTTCCTTCATCATAATTTAATTACCTCTCTATCAAATCAGACACACCATTCTCAATTAAAATAGCATCAACTTGATCTCTTAACTTATTTGGCACTTCACTATAACTAATTTTACCAAGAATAACTTTTGTTGCAAATAACATTGCCATCATTTTAATTACCTCTTTTCTTTTATCATATTAAGCATAAATAACTTGACCAACTTCAATTAAGCAATCTTCAAGAAACTCCTGATTTTGACTTAATGCTTCCACTTGAGCTTTTAACAATGCATTTTCTTTTACTATATCATCAAAAGTTTTTAAATCATCCTCTTCCTCAACATAACTTTCAAGCAACTTTTGATATCTTTCTTCATCCCATTTTACATCTATTATCTCTGTTTCATCTTCATTATATGTAAGTTTTACAATGCCAGAAAATTTCTTTCCACTCATGAAGTATACTTCCAAAAACTTATTTGGAAAAATCATATAATTTTCCGGAACATAATCATAACTCCAGGTTTGAAGTGACATATTAATTTTATTTATTATATACATCTTTCCTCACCATTTTCTCATTTTACTTATGACATAATCTCTATTAAAGAAAAAGTTGCATTTTCTTCTTTATAAGTATCACCTTCTACAATTTTCATTATCTTATTCTCTGAGAACATATAATAATTAGTTTCAGATGTACTACCACTTGTTTCAATTATCCTCAAAATACCTTTAGTGTACAATCGTGGTTTGCCAAAAGTATCATATATTGTTGACACCAAACCAATTATTGGTGCTCCATTACAAGCAATCGTTGCATCATAACTACTTAATGATACATAAAATTCTTCAAATATAAACATTTTTCCAAGTGATAATTTTTTATCATTACTTGTAGTTCTCATTGCATACTTTTGATACGTGCCTTTTTCAAAAATTGAACCATAAAACATACATCTCATTTTATTTTCTAATAATACTTTATAATTAAAATAGAATGCTACTGCATAATATGGATTTATTGACTCATATGGTATTTGGTCAAACTCTTCACCTGACCCACTATTACCTACTTGATATATTGTATTCAAAGAAAAATAATATAAATTATTTCCAAATGAAATATACTCATTATTTCCATCTCTTATTACATAAGGAACTTCAAGTGTTATCATATCACTATCTCTATAAAGAATCATTTTCGTACCAGCAATGCCTTCACCATAAGTATTTACATAAGAGAATGTTTTTCTTTGAAAGCTATTATTGGAGCTAATTATGTACACATACCCATTGAGGCCAATGCAACCAACAACATTTTCTGAAGAATTATGCTTTTTTATATCAAAAAAGAATGCAATAGACTGTTTCACTTCTGTGTCAATATTTATACTTGTCCAAGATGCATTTTTTGGATTTTGACCTGCACCTGAAACATATATAGTTGTAGTTTCACCACTAATTAAATTATTATCATTTGACAAACTGTGATATTTATACCATTTATTATTTGTATTGCTATAAAAATAGCCATCTCTTAATCTAAAACTACCAATAAAATCACTTCCTATTGTACCACTTTCAAAACTATTTCCGCCGTCCAAAGAAATGTATGTTTCATTTATTCCGTTGGAAGCAATTGCACATGTGTATATAACAACATTATTTGCTGCATAACAATATTGTATGTATTTTGCTCTTGACGAGTTCTTTGAATAACTTGGCGAAGATGCAGCAGTTTTCCAATTTGTTCCATTTGTTGATTTTCTATGTGTTGATTCTGATGTTATTGCATAAAAATAATCTTTTCTTTCATCATACAAAAGCATCATAGGATCATCACTTTCAATTCTTTTAACCCAAGTCTTACCACCATCACTACTTGAAATAATCATATATTTTTTTGTAAGCTTACTAAAAATCTTAGCACAAATAATATTTGATTTATTTGAAATAACTGTGGTAGCTTTTTTTGAATTTTCTGAGTTGATTGAGTTATTAAAAATAAAATAATTAGATGAATCAAAAAAAAGCATATCCTGGGTTACACTCACTCACATAATTCCATTCATCTTTTGATCTTATGCCTGTCTTTGTCATATACAAATACTCACCAAGGCCAAGTCCGTCTTTTGATATTGCTTCTTGAAGCATTCCTGCAATATCACTATCCTCTGTTACATCATTACCTTTTTGTGACAAAAATAATCCAAGTTCTTTTGACATTTTTGTTGCTTGTCTTAATGCTTTATTATAAAGAGAGCTTCTTGCTATACCTGAAGCTACACCATTTAATCTTTGTTCATCTGTACTATAAATTTCATTTGTCATTGAATTTTGATTATTTTCATCAAATATCATAAACTCATTTATCCCAGCCATATTTCCCTCCCATATAAGAGAATTTATTCTTCCTTTTGCATCATACCTGCAAGTTCATTATATTGCTCAGTTGTAATCCTGTCAGCTAAAAGAAATACATCAAGTTTCTTTAGCATATCTTCTTGTTCATAATTACCAGTTTGAATTAATTTCTTACATCTTTCATACGTCATAATAAATACCTCCTTAAAAATAGATAGTTATATATTTAAATCTGACAAGCAAACTAAATACTCTACATTTAAAGAAGTATCAAGTATTGCTATTTCAGTGTCAGACAAAACATTATCAGTTTGCTTTTCAGATCTTACTTGCTTTATTTCTTTTGTAACAGTGCCGTTATCATATTCAGTAAAAATATAACCTTCTTTTTCATATTGATTTATTATATTCATTTTGCATCCTCCTACTCATCTAATTTATATCTTACATATACTTCATATTTTCTTGGTTTAGAAGTATCTAAGCAAAATGAATATGTTTGTACTTTCAATGAATCATTAAAAATTATAGGCAAATCTAACACAGTATAAACAGGCTCAAAACTTTTTGTACAAGTTACATCCCAATCATCAATAGTCTTCCAATTAACTTTAGCATTAGTTGTACTAATTGAATCAGATGTTCCATATATATCTAAATAATTATTTTGATTATTAAATTCCACATTTATACCTTGACTATAAACAAATCCATTGCAAAAGCTATTACAAGCCCAAAGTACAATTTCTCCATCAATTGTAACCTTAATTATTACAAATTCAATGTTAACATTTGAAGCTGACACTATATTAGTAAAGCAAGCAAGCACGATTCCTGAACCTTGCACATCTAATATTGTTTTTAAATTTACATTTTTAATATTAGAAGGTTCTGATGTACTATCAACACTTAATTCGGTATTTATTTCTTTAAAGTTCTTTAGCTCCTCCAGAGCCACCCCCTCAATTGTACCACCTGAGGAGTACATACCTAATGGATTTAATAACATCTTATTTACCTCACTTTAAATAACAATATGCTATATAGCATTTTACTAATTTATTTGGTTTTCTTTTACATTTAAATTTTAATGCATTTGTTGATTGGCTATAACTTGTTATTCCGAACTTCATAAATAAATCCATAGTCTCAATCTTTGGAATTGTTATAATTAATTGTTCTTCTTCATCAGAAGTAATACCATTTATTGTTTTTGTGCAAACATACTTCTTCAAAGTATCATCTACAATCCAATCACTAACATTAAAATTAATTAAAGTTACATTCCATCCACCTGCATTTCCAAAGGTAGATTTTAATGCTTCCTCTAATTCGTCAACTTCTTCTATTGCATTCATACCTCTATCTGCAATTATTTTACCAAAAGTTGCTGTCATCACTGACACATTTCTTTGAAACTTATTTTGTAAATTTGATCTTGCTACACCTGCTTGCAAACCACCAATTCTTTGCTTATCTGCTGAATAAGTTTCATTTTCTAAAGTATTATTTTTATTTTCATTAAAAACAAGAAACTCATTAATACCTGGCAAAATATCACCTCCCTTTATTTACTCAACAACTACAGCTCTTACTCTTGTTCTAATCTTTGTCGGAATAGACTGACAATTTGTATTGCTACCTCTAAATATTATTTTCTTTTTTTTATTTTTATTCTTAATATAATCAACATTTAAATTTCTTTGGTTAGCGTTTATTCCATCAAACACAAATACTGTCCCAACGTTATGCCATATTGTTGTTGTACTAAAATTTATTTTACCATTTGTACCATCTTTCATATATTTATACTCATAGTACAATCTTTCATTTACATCA